ACGTAGGCCAAAGCTTCAATTAAGATTAGCCATTTTTATTTTCTCCTATGGGCATCGAATTATTTGTCACGAGGCCCGCCAAAAGTTACACGAGTCTGACGTTCGGGACTACCAATCGTCATAGTCGAATGAGAATTTTCTCGCAATAAGTCGTGATCTATTGCTTCCATTTGATCGGCGTTTTTATTCTTAAAATATTCCGTGCGCTCTTCAATGATTTCAATAGGTATTCTTGCGAGTACTAAACCGCCTACTCCAAACACTCCTTCAAATCGACCTGAATCTACAACAGGGGCTTCAAAGTCTGGAAATTCATCACTACGAACAAGTTCATAACCTTCTCGTAATTTTGCTGAAATGTTTTGGCGGTCGTCAAACCCCCTAACTTCAGCACGAATCCAACGATGCTTATACCCTTCGGGTGCAGGTGGAGCGTCTAACATAGACGGGGGTGACCAAGGTTTACGCTGACTGGTCTTCTCCCTAGTGTTTTTTGCGCGGGAAGTTCTGTTTACGCCTTCAAAGCCTTTTTTTGTCTCTTCAGTCATTTTCATTACTCCTTCACGTATTTCGCGTATTCTTCAAGCGGCACACCCAATCGTTTAGCAATAGTTACTTGGCTAGGGGTGAGTCTAACCTTTTTGTTATTGCGCCCATTTCCAGTATTGCGGCTAACTCCAGCTACGGTTTGGGCGGTTTTCTTGCTGGGAGCCGTATTAAATTTTTGCGGAAACGTATTATGTATCCGAGAATCTAACTCACTATAGTATTCATCGCTTTGCGGGTCAAATCCTTCTTCTTCGACCATTTTTTTGTGCAAACCAAAAGCAGCAAAAGTCATGGCCTCATCTTGACCAAACCAAGCGTTCTTTCCAGCCCACTTTTCAGCTTTTGCATCCGGTTTTTGTTCTACAGGTTGCTGCTGAACTTGCTGCGGCTGCTCCTGTTGTTGTAATTGCTGCTGTTCATACTGTTCTTGCTGTGCTTTAGCCATATTGTAGCGTTCTTGGGCTACGGCCATCTGAGTCATTTTTTTCTGAGCTTCTACAGTAGCTTCTGTGTCGCCCATTTCTACAGCACGTTTTAAAGCTTCTTCGGCTTGCTGTTGCTCAACGGAGATTCTTCCTCCGTATTCGTCCATGTAGCCCTTGTCTAATTGATTTAATTTTTGTTTAGTTTCTTGCGCCTCTTTTGCTTCATTTTGGGCGTAACGTATAGCTTCTTCTCTTTGCCTTTCCGCTTCACGCATTTTTTTAGTTAAGCGGTCGATTCTTTTCTGGACAGAAGACCCGTATTCTTCTTGCTCAGAGGGTGCTTCTTCTGAAGTTTCTGGGCTTAAATCTACTTCTGTAGCTTGATCTTCTGCTAATTCTGCTTCAGGTTCTTCAATAATAACTTCTGCGGCTTCTTCTTCGAAGTTTAGGTTGACGGTTCCGTCATCCGGCTCGTAAGCCTTTTCTTGAGTTTGTGACATGGTTGTTTGCCTCTAAAAGTTTAAGATGTCGTCGGGGTCGGTAATTGTAGACAAAACTTCGTCATCGTTAATGATACGAACTTCGCCCCCGTCAATACGAAACCGAGATCCCGCATAACGAGCAAAAATTACCCATTGTTTTTCTTCACACCAAGGTCCACTAGGAAACTTTACCGTATCCTTGTACGCCAACGGCCCTTGTTTTAATACATAACCCACTACGGTTTGTATTTGACCGTCGTCTAAAACCTTATCCGGTATGTGTATTCCCCCTTCGGAGGTGCCTTTTCCACGATACGGTAAAATAAGCATACGCCAACCAGTAGGGCTAGGCATACGGTCTATTAAACTTTGATCTAGTAAAGTGGGATCTAGCACCCGGTTATCGGGTTCTACATAAATATTATCGACTTCTTCTGCTACGCTTTTAACGGCTTCAACCATCATTTAGCTCCTGTTTTTCTAAAAGGCTCGTGAGTTCCTGTAAAACATAGTTAAGAGCAATCATCTCGCCCATTAACTCTTTGTACTGTTCCATTGAACTAACCCCGTTGTTTTCCAGTACCTCTAAAACAAGGGTTTTTCTGTCTCTGATTGTTTTTTGAACAAACTGAGCAAGTTGTATTGTATCCATAAATATCTTAGATTTTCAAATGTATTCTTAATATATCCTATATTTTAAATATTTGACATAGCTAAAGAGATATTTTGTGTTTCGTTGTTTCTTCTTATCCAACCTTTACCAAATGTTTTAAACGTGGTTAGTTCTCGATAAAACATTTCACGTTCTTTATGCAGCTCGCTAATTATACTAATCGGATCTGCACTTGCTACTGCTTTTAAAGTATTTGGACCTATAAGACCGTCTGCCGTAGAACCCACCGCTTTTTGTAAACCTTGTATAGCGCGTCGCGGCCCACTGTTCACAGCCCAATCAAAAACAGAAAAATCTACGCCGGAAGGTAAATCATTTGCTTTTACCGCATTCCAATAGTTTTTCTCATAAATTTCTTTAACATGCTGTATCGGTATGTTTTGTATTTCCTCGATAGAAACAGGTCGTTCTAAAAACCGTTCGTAGGTTTTTTTAGTAATACCTTGGTTTGTAGCTCCGCCCGGATCTTCCGGGTGATTAACATAACCACCTTCGTGTTTTAAAACTTCTTCGATAGACGTGTCTAAGTTTTCTTTCATGCGGGTTTTTTCTTTTTTGCGGGCGCTTTTTTTCTAACTTTAGCCACAGCTTCTACTTTAGCAACTTCTTTTTTTACAGGTTTTTTAGGCGGTTTCTTAAACAACTCATACGCTGCATAACCTATTAAACCAATAAATATAAGCCCTAAAATGCTCATTAGTTTTTATTCGGAGGCAACATTTTTGCCTTGCCTACATTTAAAGCAAGCAACTCAATTGCTTTGTAAAACTTACCCAAAAGCTCGTCATCTTTTGGCGTGTTAGTTACCGCAGCAATAAAACTTGCGGCGCAAACAATAGTAGTCACAATGCCTATAAGATTGGTTATCCATTCAAACATTAGTCTTCCCCTTTATCATAGTCTCGGTAAAACTTTACAATAGTTAGTATGTTTTTGGTATATCTTTTAATTTCAGCCATGTTCATGGCTAAGTTTTCATATTGTTTAGTAGTCAGCGCATAGTAGGGTTTGCGCGGTGCTTTGTTCTCGTCAATTAAGCCAAGATAGGTTGTCATAGTTTCGGGTGTCAGTACTTCAAATTGCACATCCGTCAACTGCATTTCCATTGGTAATGGCGGATGATACATAGGCGGGCGCTCCGCTATGGTTTTAACCTCAACTTGTTTGGTGTTGGGCATTAGCGAACACCCACCAACTAATAACAAACTAACCGCGAATATCAGCTTTCGCATCTGGAACCTCTATTTTTATCTCTGGTGTTTCAACAGGTTCTTCCTGTGGTTCAAACTGGTTAGGATCAGTAATCTTTACCAACGCTTCTTTTACCTTGCGCGTACCGTTGTTGACTCTTGTTTCAATAAGTTTAGGTTTGGCTAGTGCTAGGCTGTTCATGTCGTGCTTAGAGAACTTGTCTCTGAGGCTGTTAAACTCTCGCAATGCTTCGTTCTTTTCAGCTTCCATGCTTTTTAGCTGAAAGCTAACCTGTTCTTGCTTCTTTAGATACGCATCTATTGACGCATTCTGTTCTTCTATTTGATTTTCTAATATGACTTGGTTGCCTTTAAGCACCGCCATCTGGTTGTTAAGGTATTTAATGTACGAAGCAGAGCCAGCTAACGAAGCCAGTAAAAGTGCGCCTAGTATCATTGCAAGCTTAAAACCCATTATTTCTTCCTATACCGCCTAGTTTTCTTTGCTATCTTCTTCGGTTGCTTACTGTGCTGTTTGCCTTTTTTCGTATCTTCTCGCTTTTTGCGAGTTGTGGCTGCGTATTCTTTAGAACTTAAACGTTTAATTGCTTTCTCTGGCAAATACCGTTCTCCTGTTTTAGAAGACTTCTTGCCCGACTTAGTACGCCACTTTTGTTTAGTCCATTTTTTTAACGACTTCTGTGGCTTTTTAAGTGCCATTACGACCGATATCCTCCGCCAGCATCTTTATATGCTTTAGCTAACATCTGCGCTTTTCGTGCGGACCACTGACCGGGTTTACCGCCTTTGCTTCCAGACTTAATCCGGCTAAATAGTCGTTTGCGTAGCGAAGGTTTTGTATAGTTACCCGACTCGTTAACTCTGGATTTAGCTTTTTTCTTTTTAACAGCACCGCCTTTTTTAAAAGGAATGGCTATGTCAAACATAATTTCTTTATCGAAAGAACCCGCGCCGCCGCTTAAACCAACAGTTGCGTCACGTATTTTTTTCTCAAGCCGACCAGTAAAGCTTGGGCTTCCTGCGCCTAAATTAACTCGTCCACTTAAACTGCCGCCATTAAATTCATAGTTTCCGCCTACACGTGTTCTTGGTTTTTGTGTTCCCGCAGGGTATAGTCGAGTTGCGTTGTATGCTCGGTCAACATTGGATGTATGAATTCTTATTTCTGATTTTTTCTTTTTCATTAATAATCGCCCCAGACTTTAACTTTAGTGCCACCCCAATACTCTACAGCCAGCCCTGCTTCAATTAATTTTTGGTTAATACTGTTGCCATCAAAATCCCACAACACGCCAAGAATACGTCCGTACTTGCCGCGCCCCTGTGATTCTAAAACAAAACCATCTTGTGTTAATTCTTTTAATAAGTCTTTAGCCTGTAGCCCAAGTTTCTTTTCTGCTAGATCTCTGGTCCGTGATTCGGGGGTATCTATTCCTACAAGACGGACTCGTTGTTTTGCTAGAATAATAGAGAAACCCAAGTCTAAATTGACATCGCAGGTGTCTCCGTCAACTACCCGGTCCAACTCACACTTATAAACAAAGGGTTTAGCCATTTGAGTTACGCGCACATCCCCGCTCTAGTCCTGCCACGCATTGCGATCCCGTCTATGTTCTTCTTTAAGACTTCCCCGCCTTCTGAAAACTTTGCTGTTTGTGCTGCTCGATTAAAATTTTCTTTTGTCGGAGCACCTTTGCTTCCGGGCGTTCTCATTTTTTCACCGGAGCCTTGTTTAATTCTCTGTTTTTTTGCCCTAATGTTGGCATACAAACCTTTACCAGCCATAACAGTTTCCTTAACAGATCTTAAACGTGTTGCCGCGTAGGGCTGCACCCATGCCGCGCTTCTTGCCCGTAGTTACTGTAGCTTTTTCAGTATTCGGAGTTTTTTCTTCAACGGTCTTTGCATAAGGAATAGTTCCTTGGCCTTTTATGTCCGCATGGTTTTGTGCTTTCGGAGCTTTTTCCATTGAATTGGTTACAATTTTAACTGAACTCATTGTCGGGGTCCTCGGTTTTGGTTTTGTTGACGCATTTGTTCTCTATCTAAAGCCGACTGTATTCTAGCCGCCGTTTGGTCTTCTTGGCTTTGTAGCCGTTGTTGAAACTCACCAGCTTTACGCATTTCTTTTTCTTGGTCAAGCTGTAGTTCCGCTTGGTCCATTGCGATGTCGGATTCGCTCTTCTGACCTTTAATCTGTAACTCTTGTTGTTTGAGCGCGATTAACGGATCAGGGCCTTGCTCTTCCCCTGCGTTTGCTACTTGGTCGCCTAGCGTTTTCACTTGTTGCATACCTTCGGCAATAAGTTGCGCGGTGATCAGTTCTAGCTGCATCATCTGCTCTTGCTCACTTTGCGGCTGCGGTATTTGACCTTGTTGCATTTGCTGCATGTACACTACTTGCGCCTGTTCTTGCGCTTTTATTTTTACATGTTCCATAATGTGTTTTTGCATCGACACTGCTATTTCAGGTGAAGCTTGAACAATCCCTGACGCGCCAAAAACTAAGTGAGTCATGATATGTGCGTCGTGATTCTGTCCTTCAAAAGCACGTAAGCCTGTAGCTTCTAGCGCATCTATGTTTTCTTGCGCCGGATCTTTTGGCTGCGGCTCTTCGGTAGAAGGTGCCTTCAATATTTTATCAATGTCTCTTACGCCTAGCGCTTCATACATACGTCGAAAGGCTTCGTGCCGATTGTGCATATCAGGTGCTTGTGAAGCCAACTCCATTTGAGTTTGAGCCAAAGCAATACGCTGCGCTTGTGAAAAAATATTTGGATTTGATACGGGGATAACATCCACGCGGTCATCGAAGTCTTCTGCCTTAACGCTCTGGTCGGCGTTGGCTATTTCATAAGGGTATTCTGCGGGCAGATACTCCGCCATAATTCTTGCCAGCAACTTAAACTCTTGCCGCATTGCATAGTGCAAGCGTTTATGCACAGCACTCATGACCCGTGTGCCTTGCTCCAACATAGCTACCGTTGTTCCGACAGCCGCGCCTTGGTTTCCGTCACCTACTTTTAGATCTGTAATAGTCGCGAACCGTTGCCCTGCTTCAACAACAAAACCTAATAAAGCCATTAACGTTTGATCGGGGCCTTTAAACGGTAATGCCATTAGGCTGTCACGGATCGCTCCGCCCGGCGCATCTACATCTCTAAATTCTCCCGGCTGCAAAGGATCTTCGTCATCTCTGATCCGTAGGCCGCGAGCCTTGAAACCTGCTGGAAGGTTAGATAATGTTCCTGCGTCAATCAGTTGTCGAAGTGCAGCAGTCGCGGTTCGCGACAAACCGCCTATTGTGTGGATTAGCCCTAAACCATAGAAGCCAAATCCGGGTAAAAACTTGTAGTGTACGAAGTATTGTATCTTTCTTTTAAGTGGGTCGTTTTCTTGGTAGTTTCTTCGAATAGCAAGAACTTGACCGCTGTCTTCACTAATAGTGACGATATAAGGCACTTTTATGCCTGTTTCTTCGCCTTCTTCGTCTAGTTCTTCGTACCCAATAAGGTCTAAATCAACGTGACATTCCAATAATGTGCAGTCGTAATCTATGTTAGACGGGTGCATACCGTCTATGTTCTCTACTTCTTGGCTGATCGAGTCCGAACTTTGCTGCGATGGGTGTACCGCAACGTCTCTATAGAATCCGGATACCTGTTTTTTACGCAATTCGTTTAGCGGCATACGCAAAACTTGAGTAATGTTTGGACAAGAATCTAAACTGCTGCATTCGTAAGGCACAACAAGGTGTTCTGCGGGTACAAAACTGCTGATAGCTCGGTCTAACGTCTCGTCAAAATATACTTTTTTGAAAGTAGAACCTGCTAAAGGCAAATAAAACAACATTTGATCAAGCTCTGGCGTGTAATCTTCCATTACATTCATCAAATAGTAGTTCATGAATTCTTTTACGCGGACCGCTTGCTGTTCTTTTTCTGGCGTAGGGGTCCCCATGATAACTGTTTTTACGGGTCCGTTAGGCGGGAGCAGTTCATTAAAGGCGTGGGCCTGAAATTGTGTCGCAGCTTCGGCTAATAACGGGTGTGTGACTCCGGTCGCACCCCGAAAAGGCGTGGTTCGCTCTTCGTAGTTCAATCCGAGCAGTTCCATACCATTGGAATAAGTGTCTTCCCAATCCTTTCGGGAAGATTTATTCGCTTCAAACTCAGAAGAAAGCTCGTTGCTTATAGACCCTAGGTCGCGATCGTCTAGGTATTCGGCTAGATTATCAAAAAAACCTTCTTCTTCCTCTTGTTGAGAAGGGTCTAAGTCAATAACAACGCCACCGTCGTCGGTAGCTTCTATTTCTATGCCGTCTGGTATGTTGTTTTTATTTTGAAAAGTTGCAGCGGGTTGTTCTATCTCTATGTCTAAAGCGACATCTTCTTCTAATGGGTTGCTATTCGCTCTATCCATTAAAGAAACTATAGGTTCGTCAGCCATACTTTTATCCTTTACCCGTAATAAGCTTTTATCGTACTGGAAGTCGGAGTATCTTTCCAATCATCTGATGGTA